GCCGACGGTAGCGTTGATAGTGGCTCGTTGGCGAATGCCGTTACTGGTAATATCAATCGGACTCAGCAAGGTATCAAGGACGAACAAGCCGCCCAAGCCGCCGCTATTGACAAGCAAGCGTGGAAGGATACTTGGAATATCGGTTCTGATGTAGTAGGAGCGGTGGGAGATGTGATTGGGATGATTCCGGGCATTGGCAACTTGACTTCGCAAGGAGCCAAAGCCGCCTCCGCCGGTGTGCGTGCTCTTGGCAGTGGCCGACGCAAACGCAAGTTGAAGGGTGGTGCTCGGACTGCCGAAGAGCAACGAGTAGCAGACAAATATGAGAAAGCGGGGTATGACCGGAGTGTATTGACTCCAGCCGAACTAAAAATATTCACGGCCCTTGGATTGAGGGAAGGGGCTGAAGTTGATGCGGAAGAGGCGGCAGCGGCAAGGGCGGCAGCGGAGGCAAAGGAACGAAAACATCAAGCGGAATTAGCCAGAATAAGGTATGTCCCACCGGATGTGTTAGAGAGGAGAAGGGAGGAGGCGGAGGAATCCAAGGCGGCACTCGCAAGAAGTAAGAGACAGACTGA